TCCGACAACTCTCTTTCCAACGAAAGATGCAATCACTGATGCTTGAGTTGTTAAATTCGTAATAGAAGCTTCTGTGCGTGTACCAGAGGCAACTGTTACGCTCCAAAGGTCGCCTGTGAGTTTAACATATGCTAGGTTGTTACTATATGAAAGGCCGCCAGGAATAACCATTGCGCCTTCTTTATAAACTCCATTACCAAACCGTTCGATTTGTTTTTGTAGAAGAGTTTGTAACTGATTCAGTTCTCGCGTTTGAACGGCATAACCGGGACGAAAGAGAATTTTATAAAACTTTTTATCTTCGCTATAATCGTCAAAGTATGGAGACTGATTTAAATTGATTGACATGCTTTTCCTCTGTTAATACTCAAGTACTAAAGTAACGGTTTCGATTTGATCACTACTTCTATCAATGGCTGTACGGTTATTTATAAACAGAATATCGCCAGAATATGGCTGAACTTCTGGATTTGTGATAGATGTAATGGTTGCAGTTAATCCACCTGCTGCAGTAATAGGCTCAAGTTGAAAATCTATTGCATTTGATATTTCTGTATCACGAATATAACGTAACTTATTTGTATCAAATAAGTCTACATGAAGTCCCTTTGATCCTGAAGTCTGACCGTATATAACGTCATCTTCTAGGAAGGTACCTGCAACGTTTGAAATTGTTAATATGCGTTTAGCATTTAGTGTATTTGCTGTAGCAATGGTTGTTGTACCATAGTTGTATGGATCTTCAAGTAAACCAATACGACGGAAATCATTTTGAATTGTAAAGTCGCCATCACCTTCATTGTAAGCAATACGAAGGTTAACCAAAACAAATCGAGCATACAATTCACGTTCAGGGTCTGAACCGTGACCATTAAATGGAGAGATAATTGGTTTAATGACTGCAGCAGTTGTATTTGTTCCAACAACAACTGCTGTTGCAAACCTAAAGTTTAAACCTGCATATCCAGTTGATATACCAACATTTGTAATAATACCAGAAGAGTTTGTTTCAGCATAACCTTTGCATGAAGAAGCAACAATAATAACTTCTCCTGATACGTATCCAGAACCACCTATCACTTTGGTCACACTTACAATTTCGCCAAGTGAATTTGTTGTTGCAATACCATAAGCAGTTTCTATTGCGCCGGTTGTTGAAATCTGTCTAAGTAAAACTGGTGTTGTTAGTTCAGGAGGAGTTGGGTAATTAATACCACCATTTGTAATCGAAGTAATTGCAGTAATTGAACCATTCGACGTTGAAACCATACAACGCGCTGAAGTGTTACGATTACCATCTCCACCAATGTATACTGGGATTGCAGTATTGGCTAGTACAGTTGCTGATGCAGTATAACCACTTCCGCCTGAAATAAGTTTAACGTGATCAACAGAACCTTTTGTAGCATTAGCAATAACTGTTGCATCGCTTGAAATCGGAAGATAATCTGAAACAGCAAACTTACGAATAAGTGAATCTGAAAGGTTAAACATATACTTCCACTTATATCCATCGCCAGTCGTTTGAATATCAGTTGAAATATGTGTAGGTTTAATTGTTGATTGCGCACCACGATTATTTGAAATACACTTATATACTTTGTTTTCGTCAGTAAACACATAGAAGTTTGCTGTTGCTGAAGCAGTAAGGTCAACATCATGCGCATACTCGGTGTATATAGTTCCACTCACCCAATCAACTCTCTTAAATCCAAGGTTAATATCTTGAGGGTTAACCTTCTTCATAGCAGTAATGTCTTGCCATACAGCATACTCTGACGAAAGAGTATTATCTATCGTTGGAGGATTTTCTTCATCAGGCCATGCTTGAGGACGACCAATGAAAACATAGAAACTCTTTTCACTGCTGTCAACAGCTTCGACAAATTGTCGTGCATTCCGATAATTAATTTTAGATGAAAGACTTTGTGTTGGCATATCGCTTCTTCTCTTTGACTTATTCTACAATCTGTGATGTAATATTAGTTGTACTAGCATTTGCACCAACTGTTTCTAATTCGTTAAACTTAACTGTTCCGACGTAATCTTCAAGGAAGTATAATCCTTCGGCTTCTGTGTAATCCTGTATGATACCCATAACACGAGTATCAATACGTAATGTTTCGTTAGCAAGCAATGCATTTGGTTGTACTTTATTAATGTATATCTCAGCAGACTTAAGCTTGCAGTTGAGAACATTAAATATTGAAATATTACCAAATACTTTACGACCAGCTGGGTGAATAGCACGTGTTAACTGGTTAATCCACTCGGATGTTGAAAACATTGTGTTAACTTGATACGAATACTTTTGATAGTAATATGAATCCTGTAAAACAATACTTTCCGATAATTGACCATATACACCATTGTATCGTCCAGCATAACTTACAATAGAACCGTATTGAATGCTTAACTCAGCATCTTCACCTCCAACTGTATTGATATTTATTACTGGCGAAGGTACATCTTCTGGAACTTCATCACCGTATTCATATGCAATAAAGTCTTGAATGAAGTAAGGATTGTCTTCATTTGTTTCACGAATATAGAGTGGAGTATTACCTGAACCGAAGTTTGTAATCTGAATAGATTGTATTGCGCCTGTTACTCCAACTGCTGCTACATAAGCAACAAATGTAAATCCATTAAATCCAGCTACAGTGATTCTATCACCAATTGCATATCCAGTTCCAGCATTTATAATTGCAAGAGTTGAAACTGATTTATAAATTTCACCAATGAGTTGAGGATCGCCTAATGCAAAAACATCTTCCTGTGGATCAAACTCATTTACGATTGTAGATTGAATTAGCTTTAATTCATATATTGCACCATCAGAATAATTACGAACTTCAACAGAATCAATTACAGCTCGTGCATCGGATGTTACTTGTTTAATTGTCTTACCAACAAAGTCAAGTGCATTACGCTTTAAACCTGGCGAATACTCTTTCATTGTAATACGAAGAATAGAATCTTTAATCCAACGACCATCGGAAGGAATTAATACGCTATCCCAAGGATATGTTATTTCAACTACATCATCAAGGAAGAGCTGAAAGAAAGTCTTAATTGATTCTTCTGAACCCTTAGACTTCCATAACTCTGAAATCTTATCGTAGAATATTTTAGCATCAGATGCATAGATCTTTGGTACAAATATACCAAGTTCTTTTTGAATCTGTGCAAGAAACTGAGACTCTTGATAATGAATTGAACGTTGATCAGGTAAAGTGTTTTGATAGTATGCTGACTTATTTGAAGTTTCTAAGAATTCAAAATAAGCTTTTACAAACTCGATCAGGCGTGGATAGTTTGCAACTAAATGGTCAGGTGCAATACTATCTACGATAGTCTTAATGTTTGGTTTATTATTTGACATGTGTATTATGCGTGTCTAGGTGTAGTAACATAATTGACACCAGCCGGTGATTGACCAGCAACAATTGTATCAATGTTTCCATCAACCACAACATCATTCATGTCAATGTCAAGTAAGTTATTACGTAATGGTGCAATATCATTTGAATTTGGAATACATGTTATTTCAATATATTCACCAACATAGTTATCAATAAAGAAGTCAGAGAGTATGATTTTACGATTAGCAAAATCAATAGTACCTGCATCGTCTTTTTGCACAATAATATTTGAACCTTCGCCATAGATGATTTGAACTCGACGTACGCCTGCAGAATTAACTGAATCGCGAAGTGTACATTGCTTTCCAGCATAGGTGAATGGAGTGGATTTGTAGATTATTGATTCACCGTTATCGGCTTGATATAAGTCGCCGGAAAATTGAAGTTCAATACGTTGATTAATACTTAACTCTGGAACAAATCGCTTCTTCATATAAACACGAACAGTCGAGTTTAGAATGGCTTTATCAGATCGATCGATCGCAGTTGAGAGAGTAGAGTGACGTAAAACTCCATCGAACTTTGATAAGTATGTATCGTTATAATTTGAGATAGCTGATCGAATGATTGCAATTAAACCAGTTTTTGTCAACGCTGTTGTTGATACATTATATTTAAAGAATACTTCAAGCGCTATGTATGTGTAAATAGGATCGACTAAGATAGGCGTTAAAGACACCATCGTCTTAGGTTTAATGATTGTATTGAGAATGAACTCGCGATCAACTGAGAAGAGTGCTTCACCTTCTTTTGGCTTAATGGAAATAAACACATTACCATATGATGGGGGATTATTATCTTCTCCGCCCCAAACTTGAATTGATTCAATGTTCTGAAAGTTCTCAAGTAAAATAGCTTTAAAGTCTTCTGCTGTTACAGCTCTATTCTGTGAAGCATATGATAATGGAGCTGTTCTCTTGATCTCTTCGATCGTTTCTTTATCAGATCCACCTAATGCACGATTGACAGTTTCGATCGTTGGGTTTTGGCCTTCAATCGTATCAAGGTAAGTAAACACTGCAGCATCATTTGCTTCTTCTTTATTGCAAACAACATAAGTTAAACGAATAACATTACCTTGTTCAAGTGCAGCACCAAGGATGCCATCACCAAATGATATTTCAAACTTAGAGTCAGGATTTTCTGCAATAAAATATACACGTGAATCGGGTTGAATTGAAGTAATTAATTTAGCACGAGTATATGTTGTAAATGTTGTTGCGTTCTCAGAATCGTATACGTTTACTTCAAGTGTAGTTGTATCTACGTCTACATCATTAATTAAGAACTTTTCAGAAGTGTCAGTATCAAAGATATAGTCAACTGTTTTGTATTCGCCTTGAACTATTTTTACATTTGAGAAAACAGTTCCTGTGGTTTGATACTCTTCATCTGTAACAAAGATGTATGATTGACCATTGATAGTTGAACGGAAGCGTGTTCCCTTTGGAATCGTCATAACACTTCCACCACTATTTGCAATGGTGATATTAATATAAGCTACTGCAGCAGTTGCTGAACGAGGAGTGTATCCTAATTGTCGAGCATGGCCAACCACTGATCCTCTAAATTGAGCAGAGTCTAGAAACGTTTCATTCACGCCAAGGTTAGCATTGACTGCGTTATAGTGAGTAACATACGCCATCATATCAATTAAACTTGATATCGCTGAACCTTCAAAATTATAATCTTGAAAAGTTGATTGTGATTTGAGGAACGTTTTTAGATTTACTTTTATGGATTCAAAATCCATATCTGAAACGTTTAATCTTCTTGTATCTGTCATCTTAATCTCTCAACGATGAATTCCACCGATGTTATTGTTTGTGAAGGCGAAAGTATTTCTATATCTAAACGAATATTAATAGCATTACGATAAGATAAATCTTCAACACTCACTTCTAATACTCTTACTCGTGGCTCATAGTTAGCAATAGCAGAACGAATCTGTTCTTCAATAAGTGCTGATGTAACTGAATCTACATTCTCAAATAGAAACCCTTGTATGTTTGCACCAAAATCTGGCATAAACGGGCGTTCACCTCTATTTGTCGAGAGTATATTCACAACCGATTGCTTAACCGCTTCAACGTCTTTCTTAAGAGAAACGTCGTTTGTTACAGGATTCATACGGAAAGCAAAATCTAAATCTGAGTAGACTTTGTTCCGTGCTCGTATTGAAAGTTCTTGTGCCATTAATGTATTTATACCTATTATCCAGCAAAGACTGAAGGAGAACCCTGAGTTACAATATTATTTCCGTACTTATCACCAATTCTACCAACACCTTTACCATTTACTCTTACAGTAGCTGAAAAGGTTGTAAGCACTGAAGTGTCAAGGCTACATCCACCTTTTGGGTGAGGTGCAACTTGCAATCCTTCATGCACAATAAGGATACCATTTGCTCGTACCATCTTTGCGTTACCAGGACCACATGCAGTTTGCATTGGTGCTGCACAGTTTTTACCTGTTCCATCCGGAGATAATACTTTATCGCCTGTTCTTGAAATAGCGGGCATTATTTAGTTCCTCTTAAAATGATAGCAGCAATCGTTGCTGCAGCAGCATCAAAATTCCAATATACGGTTTGACTAATGTTTACGCTTTGTATTGAAACAGGATCTACGCCTGCGGCGGGTAGGTTTACAGTGAATGGCATTGCTTTTGTTTCAAATTGTGGAGATGGCATAGTGTATTGTACTAATGAATGGAATGGTTTCTCATTATAATTTGAACCATGATACTCTAATACTGGAGTTGCAGGAGGCAATTCTGGAGGTGTTTCCAATGCGTATAAAAATGTTTCAGAAGGGAATACATTCTGCCAAGGACCTTGTAATCTAAATGTATGTTGTTGACCAACAATACCTAACTTCGTATATGTTAAACCATAATAACCCCAATCAAACGTCGATGTATGATTGGTTGCATCGGCATAAACGTAAGTTGGTTCACCTTCTAATCCAGTTTCAGGATCAACTGCACCAGGAATAAGATACTCACCATAAAACTTAACATCAATCGAGAATACGTTTGGTTGATAAACATCAGGAATAAACAACCCTTCAGCAGTTGGATCAAACCCTCCGATGCCGCCAGGAAATCCGGATTGATTTGATAACTCGATTAAGACTTCTACGCTCATGCTGTTCTAGACGATCCAACAAGTGATGCAACTGTTGTTTGACCAGTTTTTAAAGTACTTGGTACACTTGCACCAAGTGATGCTATATAACAGTGACCACAGTCTCCGCCTAGGTCGTTAGTTAAACCGAACTTAGAGAGTGATGCTCTTACTTTCCCAACATACTCTTGAGTACTCTTTGTGCCTTGGTCCCATTCACCATTCACATATATTGCAACGTCAGCAGCAGCACCATAATATG